GGATACGGGGCGTGCTGCTGAGAAGGTTTCTGGCGGCGCTCACCGTGTGAAGCATTGGACGCGCATGCTGAATCCGCCGTCGTGTGGGCGCTGCGTGATCCTCGCCGGCAGGACGACCTCGCATCAGACGCCGTTCTTGCGTCACCCCGGCTGTGACTGCCGCAACGTGCCTTCCACTGAGAACACGGGCGACGATGCGCGAACGGATCCGCACGCTTACCTGTCGGGCCTTTCCGAGTCTGAGCAGGACCGCGTTCTCGGGTCTAAGGCTAACGGGCAGGCGTTCCGTGACGGCGCCGACATGAACCAGCTCATCAACGCCTACCGGAAGTCGGGCGCTGTGAGGCCGGGGCAGATCCACGGGCAGGCCATCAAGTACACCCGCGAGGGCACAACGAAGCGCGGGCACGCCTACTGGCAGATCTCCCAGGCCCAGTACGTCAAAGAGCAGGGCGTATTCCGTGAGGGCTCCAAGTACACCCGCCTGAAGTCGCCGCGGCTCATGCCGGAATCCATTTACTCGATTGCTAAGGATCAGGATGACGCTAAGCGACTCCTGAAACTGTACGGCTGGATCGTCTAGGCCAGCCCCATCATTCTCCCCGCTAGCGCGATGCTCGGGGTTTTTCCATCCGCGACGGAGGACAAACTATGTCGGAAGCAACAACCGAACCAACTACTGAGGCCGCGGCACCTGCCGAGGTTGAGGCGGTCGAAACCCAGGAACTTGGGGACGCTGGCAAGAAGGCTATCCAGGCGGAGCGCGAAGCCCGCAAGGCTGCCGAGAAGGCCAACGCTGAACTGGCCGCGAAGCTGAAGGAGTTTGAGGATTCCAAGCTTTCGGAACTGGAGCGGGCGCAGAAGGAAGCGGCTGAGAACGCCGCTGAACTTGCCCGGCTCCGCACCGAGAATGTCCGCAGCAAGGTCGCCATTGACAAGGGCGTACCCGCGGACCTCATCGAGTTCCTGACCGGCGACACGGAGGGCGACATAGCCGCGAAGGCTGACCTTCTCATGGCCCGGTTGAACACTCCCGGCACCCCGAAGCCTGACCCCTCGCAGGGTGCGAAGGGTGGGGCTACCGCGCTCAACGGCGACCCGCTGTTGGACACGCTGAAAAACAAACTTGGGCTGAACTAGCCCCAACTCTTTTAGGAGACTGTCATGGCGATTACCGCCGCTACTAAGCTCTCTGATTTCTCCGGTTTCCTGAACCGTGAGCAGTCGGCAGCTATCTTTGAGCAGGCCGCGAAGACCTCTGTGGTTCAGCAGCTCGCACCCCGCGTTCAGCTTGGCGTCAACGGCCAGTCCATCCCGGTTGTGACCGGCAAGGTTCAGGCCGGCTGGGTCGCTGAAGGCGCCCAGAAGCCCGCGTCTAAGGGTTCGATGGCTCTTAAGACGATGGACCCGAAGAAGATTGCCGCTATTGCGGTTGTCTCCGCTGAGGTTCTGCGTGCTAACCCCGGCGGTTATGTGGACCTTATTCGTCCGCAGATCGCTGAGGCGTTCGCTGTGGCGTTCGACGCGGCTGCCATGTACGGCACCAACTCGCCGTTCTCCACGAACCTGTCCACCGGTTCCACTGTGCAGGAGTTCACCGGCACCACCCCGGCTTTCACTGACGTGTACGGCGACCTGAACGCGGGCCTGTCCACCCTTGTGAACGCTGGTAAGAAGCTGACCGGCTGGGCTTTCGACAACCGTTTCGAGCCCGTCCTGAACGGCTCCAAGGATGGCTCGAACCGTCCGCTGTTCGTTGAGTCCCCGTTCACGGAGACGAACGGCCCTGTCCGTGAAGGCCGCCTGCTCGGCCGTCAGGCGTTCATTGGTGATGGCATCTACGACGCCACGACCAAGACCTACGGTTTCGCTGGCGATTGGTCACAGGCTGCCTGGGGCGCTGTTGGTGGAATCTCCTACAACGTCTCCACTGAGGCGACCGTGACCATCAACGGTCAGCTCACCTCCCTGTGGGAGAACAACCTGGTTGCGATCCTGGCCGAGGCTGAGTACGGCTTCCTGGTCAACGATCCTTCCAGCTTCGTTCGCTTCGCTAACAACGCCTAGGAGTAGCTGATGGCTATCAAGAAAGCGACCACGCTTGACGATCTCAAGCAGGAAGCCAAGCCGGTAGCCGATGGCTACACGGAGCTTGTTGGTCCGGGCGGGCAGGTTACGACCGTGCCTGATTCGATCCTTCAGGTGCTTCTAGATTCCGGGTACACGAAAAAGTAGAGGGGGTGTGCGGCCATGGCGTTTGCGGCTGTAACTGATGTCGAGGTGCGCTATGGCCGCACCCTTACTGCTACCGAGTCGGCGCAGGTCACGGCGTGGATTGATGACCTTGAAGCGGAGATTGGTGAGCGGATCCCGAACCTGCTGGATCTGATCCAGTTGGGCCGGCCTACGGATGGCACGCTGCGGCGGGTTATCTGTGCGGCGGTGATCCGTAAGCTTCAGAACCCTGAGGGTCTGCGGACGACGACAGTGGCGATTGATGACTACTCAACGACGAAGACTGTGGACTCGGCTAACAGTGCCGGCGCCCTTGGTTTGACGGATGATGAGTGGTCTTTGTTGCTGCCTGGCTCGTCTGGTGATGCGTTCACTATTACCCCGTTCTGGGCGCCATGAGCGCGGCTGATGCGGTCCTGGCTGGCCGTCGTGAGGCTGAGGCGTTGATGGTGGACACTTGCCGGATCACGTCTGGTGGCGAGCCGGTGACGGACCCTGAGACGGGCGAGGTTACTAACACGCGCACGCTGGTTTATGAGGGTAAGTGCAAGGTTCAGTCGAAGGACTCGGCCACGTCTACCCCGGAGGCTGGCGGCGCAACCTTCACTGTCGTCTCCAGGCAGGTTCATATCCCCGCGAACGCTGCCGAGATCCGCGACGGCTACGAGGTGGAGATCACGGCGTCACTGTTGAATTCGTTCACGGTGGGCAAGGTGTACCGGGTTGAGGGTTTCACACCTGACACGTTCGACACCGCGTTCAGGCTCCCCGTGAAGGAGATTCTGTGAGTGACGGCACCGCTGAGCTGCGGCAGTTCGCTATTGCTGTTGGGCGCGTGGCGGATGGCGCGTTTGACGACGTGGACGGTGTTATTTCCAAGGGTGCGGTGAACGTAAAAGGCGAGATGATCGCTGACGTTGCAGCGTCACCGCACTTCAAGGGCATGGCCGGTTCGATCACTTATGACTCGCAGAACGCCAGGAATGTTAGCCGCCGTGAGATCGGCCCCGATAAGGGCCGTCGTGGCGGTTCGCTGGGCAACATTTACTACTTCGGCACAAGCCGGGGTGGCGGGTCTGGTGACATTGAGAAGCCACTGCGTTCCGAAGAGCCGCGTCTGCTTGCGGCCATGAATGCCTTGGTTGAGAGATGGGCGGGGCAGTTATGACTGGTGATGCCTTGGCGGCGGGTTTTGAGTCGCTCATCACGGGCGTGACGGTCTATAAGGACCAGGTTCCGGCAACCCCATCTTTCCCTTATGTCTATGTGACCACGAATTTCCCGACTGTTGCTGACCGGTCTATGGCCCGCAGTGTGCAGTCTCGGGTGTTGCGGTCACGGACCACGGTTGTGGGGCTCACTGGGGCGTCCGTGCGGATCATTGCGCAGAAGCTCACTAATGCACTGGAGGGTAAGCGCCCTGACGTTGCGGGCTGGGTGTTGGGCGCTATCGAGTCGGTCAGTAATGACCAGCCGCTACTGCCTGACAACGACGTGACGATCAACGGGCAGCACCCCCTGTATCAGCCTTTCGATTGGATCCTCACCGGATCACCAACCATCTAAGGAGGGCCTTGTGGCTTTCATTCGAGTGAAAGACAAAGAATCCGGGCACGAGTTCGACGTCCCGGCAGAAGACTGGCGGATCGGTGAGGGCATCTTTACCCCCGTCAAGAGTGACCGGTTCCCCGAGGTGGACCGGCCGCGAACCCAGAAGTACAACATTCAGCCCATTAGGGCGCCCAAGAAAGAGGAGTCCTAACCAATGGCAACTGACATCCCATCGACACCGGCTGACGGTAACGTTCTCGTCAAGCTCGTCCCCGCTATCGCTGACACGTCCGCCCCGAAGCTCACTGAGCTGAACGTGGCCGGCGCCGTTGACATTTCCTGCTACCTGACTGGCGGCGGTTACAAGCCGTCCCTGTCTGAGCAGGTCATCAACGACGAGCGTCTTTGCACGACTCAGACCTACGAGCAGAAGGGCCGTTCGCAGCGTGGCCTGGAAGTCGAGTACATCGACAACACAAACTCCCCGAACGCCTCAACGTTCAACAAGGCGAAGGAAACCCTGGTTCCGGGTACCACACAGTTCCTTGTTGTCCGCACGGGCCTCCCGTACTCGACTGCCCTGGCTGTTGGCCAGAAGGTGACTGTTTACCCGGTCACTGCTGGCGAGTACAACGACATGCCGCCGGAAGCTAACTCGGTCCTGAAGACCGGCCAGAAGCTTTTCGTGACCGGCCAGGTGAAGATCGCCGTTTCGACGGTTGCCTAGTCTTCACCCGCTTGACCCCTGTGCGCCCGTGTGTTGTGGGACCGCGGGCGCACAGGTCACGTCCCACTCGTCCCGCTCACTTTTCTTTGGAGGCACCATGGCTTTGGTTATTAAGCGCCCGGAAACACGGGTTGCGTTCTGCCTTGACGGCAACCTGAAAGCGGAGCATGAGGCGGCGGAAGCAGAGTTCAATGCGGCCCGTTCTCGGTCCCTCGCTGACGCCCGCCTGAATGATCCGGTGAAGGATCTGGCGAAGAAGGTTCACGACATTGAGGACGCTATGAAGGCGTCTTCTGTTGAGTTCATCATCCGCGGCATGAAGCGTGCGGACTGGAATGATCTGGTGGCGGCGCATGCACCCCGCGAGGACAACACGCTGGACAAGACTTACGGGTTCAACGTTGAGGCGTTGATGACGGTGGCGATTCCTAAGGGGATCGCCGGGGTTGAGAACGAGGCCGGCGAACCGCTGCCGTTCGATGTCGCCGCGGAGTGGGATGCGCTCGCTGACGACATGACGGATTCCCAGTATGAGGATTTCGTCCTGGCGACCTTGCGTGTGAATAAGGGGCGGAACGAGGTCCCTTTTTCGCTCAGCGCCTTCAGGATGATCCGGGACTCAGATCAGACGTAGAGACGGCGCACGCTCTCGGTATTTCGTTGAAGCGGTTCCATGGGTGGGAACCGGCAACAACTTACGAGTATGACGGGGCGGGGCGGCTAGTGTCGTCCCGCCCTGAGCCTGAGTGGGATGAGGGTGAGCAGACGGTCATGCTTGCGTTGCAGGCGTACCGTAACGCGCTGTGCCCGTTGTGTGGTGTCTTGTTGTAGGTATCGACGACGCCCGAGAATGAACTGAAGTTCAAGGGTGGCCTGCCGATCCGCTGCCACGCTACGACGGCGCGGGCTATCGCCATGGAGCCTTACCGGGATCAGCCGCACAGTAACGCGCTGATGATCGCCCCGGAGCTTGGGGGCTAGCTGTGGTC